GGGTTTGCAGCCGGTTCATTGGTGTCATCATTATGTTCACCACGTCTACGAACAGTATGAGTGGGAGCGGGGGTTGGTTCTGGTTCTTCTTCCGGTTCTGGCTCCAAAGGCGTGTCTTCCGGTTTAGTATCGCTTTGTGTAACGTCATCTTCGTTGTTGCTGCTATCTTTAGCAACTTCTAACGCGTCTTCAATATCATTCAGCAAATCTTCATTTGTTTTTCCACGAGTGACACGGACATTTAGCTCATTGGCATCAATATATTCGCGAATTGCATCACGTAAGTCTTGCCCTTCTTCGCTCTTATCACCAATACCGCGTTCATTTAGTTTTTCCCAGAGGTTCCACAATGAATCCAGTTCGTTGTCTGATGGTTCCTCATTATCACCGCTGTTACGTTCTTTTTTGTCAAAAGAGAAATGGGATTTGTCATCAGGATGAAGCTCCATTTTAATCTTTTCAATAGCTTCTGTGATCTCTTTGCTGCTCATCACATCCATTTCCATTTTAGCATCGTATTGCTTCAAGAACTCAATGGTAGCCTCCATGTGGAAACGTGAGTAACGATAAATAGCTGCCGGGATACGCTGTGTTTCCAACAACGAACTGACTTCCTCTTCAGATAGAGGTTCGGCACCGGAAATTGTATCAATGTTGAATGTGTAAGTGGTTTTCTTGTTTTCCTCTTTACGAGTAATTTCTACCGGGAAAGCATCTTCCAAAGAAGAGATAGGGCACAAACATTTAGGATTTTTTTCCAAAAGCTTCTTCCATATAGCCAGTTTGCGATCCTCCAAATCTTTGTATTGCGAATAAGACAGGATAAGTAAATGAATACCTTCTTCACGGTTGTCCAAATCTAAAATATACATGGCACGTTGAGAGTTCCATTTTAGACCACCATCAAAGCCTGAACCTTTAATCTTTTTCATCAATTTTTCATCACTGCCATACTTATTTTCAGCAACTTGAAGATAAGTGTCAATTAGGTCTACAGATAATCCGGCATAGCTGGAATGACAGATATTTACAAAGAACTGTTTGTCTTTTTTTCCTGTTGGACGTGGGTTGTCCAGTTTCAACACCTGTGTTTTGACCGGATATTCGTACCCCTTACGTTCTAATTTGTAAGAACCGTCTGGTTGCTCGGTTGGTGCCAAGGGAAGGATACGCACAGTATAAGTTCCTGCGGAATCCATACGGAAATGTTTGGTACGTTGAAATGATTGGCTCTCATCGGTACTTTTTTTTACCGCCTCTTCATAAGTTTCTTGATTCTCCGCAAAGAGGGCATACGGATTTTTAATCATCTCTTCCATAAAATGAAAATTATTTGTTTAATTTAGAGAGGGGAAGATTCCACTGTTCGGTATAAGCTCCAGCCCAAAGTTCTTTTGCTTCTGGCATTTTGGTTTTATCTTTCAACATAACCTTAATACCCCATTCAGTGTTTACATGATGAATGATTCTCTCAATAACTTCATTCATCTCACTTGCTTTTTCATTTTTGAGGTTAAAGTATTCATACTTTTCACCTCCAGGAAGATCACAGACATGAATCGGAGCATAAATTTCCTCAAAATATCTGTATAGGGCATCTACTGGCGGGTGTGTAGGCAATTGTTCTGAAATTGTCTTCAGTACTACGCCAAATAGATACTTCAATTGCGGTAGAGATTTGTTTTTGGTATCGTCCATAATAAGAATAGTATAATCACCATCTTTCAAATTTCCAATAGCCAATTCGATCTCTTGTTTTGCTGCCTTATTGTCTTGCACAATAAGACGTGCTTGACCATGCAACATACTGTTGTTTTTCAAAGAACACTGCAAAGATAATCGTATCAATTTAACTATCAAAATAAAACCAAAAATATTTTTTGAATAAAAATATATATTATTGTATTACAGTTATATAATATGTATTTAATTATTATATTGATTATTTGTAAAAAGAGAAGTAATATCAAATAGGTTAATACCATTCTCCTTTTTAACAACTTGATATAATCTTTGGTTAGTGTTCGGATTATTAAGAGGTCCCTTGCTGGATATATATGGGCCTAATTTAATATAATGAAAGAAATCAAGTTTGATCTCTTCGGATAATTTATCTCGTCCAGAATACCAGCCAATTTTTAAATTAGGATAGTTATGATAAAGGTATTCGGCTAATTTATTTATATATGCCGGATTTGCATCACCGCCCATAAATGATATAGCTGTTATTCCTTTATTTTTGCGTATCAATTGTTGAAGTGCTTCTTTTGTTAATGATTCTCCTATATCCTGTGACAGATAAGAAGAGTGGCACCCGATGCAGGCGCATGGGCAACCACTTATATTTATTGCCAAAGTAATTTCATTAGGCAATTCTTGAAACACTATTTTTGTATCTACATATTTCATACCTGGGATTTACCATCACTATATATACGGTTTCTAGCCTCTTGTTGTCGATCACTTCCAAATGCTTTAGTTGGGCGTAAATATCCGATAACTCGTGTATATTGAGTAATATTATGGCTACCACAACAAGGGCAAGTATCAATGGGTCTTTTTATGATTTTGCCACAATCTTCACATTTACTGTTTGGTATATTAAAGGTAAAGTAATTGGTTCCATTGGCTATGGCAAAATCAATTAATTTCAGATACTGCTCTTTTGATAAATGATCTTCCAAATTAATGTGAGCTGCCGAGCCTCCATCAGTGTACTGATAGGTTTGGTGCCCATGTAATATAAATTTGTCTAGTATAGAAGTGTCATCATGGGCATTGTAAAAATATGAGTTATATAAATTCTCATCCTCTGGAACAACATATCCATCTTCTTTATCCCATTTATAATTCTTTCCTCCCAGTCCTTCTGCTGGCACAACTTCTGAATTAAACAAGAAAGGTCGTTTCCTGTCATGGATAGAATGCAGTTTATTTTGTTCTTTAATAGTGCCCAAAATGAGTTGAAGGAATTCAATATATTCCGGGTTATTACTTACCTTCATTCCCAAGAATCTAGCGGCTTCATTCAACCCATTGATGCCTATGGTGCTATATAATTTACTGATATGAATATAACCGCCATTTGAAGCGGCAAACATTCCTTTGTCTTCAAGGTCGTATAGCATTGTCTTGAAAGCAATATGATACTTATAGACTCTTTCCAAAATCCTAGTTACATAGTTCTTTAAATCATTTTCAATTACTGTTACACGTAAGGGATTACCTATAAGTTTCTTACCCTTAATTAAAGGTGTTCCATTTAATGTGTGGGTCAATGCCCAATCTTGAACGATTCTGTTGATATTCAAAGTAATCACATTACAACTCCCTGTCATAACACCGGTCAAGCCAGAAGTGGGGCTAAAGGTATTTTCTGCCAATTCATTTCTAAGCCTACAGCATGATGCAAGGCTGTCTGCACTATCGGAAATATAAGTAAAGAACGAGTGTCCTTCTGCATACATTTCGGCACAAAGTTGTTTGTAATTTAGGTCGATTATATCATCGCCATTGTGAACCATCGCAAAAGTTTCTACCGGAAAGGTTAATACTTGCTTTAAACGTATTTGATTAAACCATTTCATAAACATACGTTGCAATGTATCAATAGCTATCCATTCAGGCTTACTTCCATCCGGATAACAAAATTCTCCAAAGAGAGATGTGAAATATGTATGGTCATAATAAGAAATATTTGTAAATGGGCTTTGGTAGCTACGATTTCCGGCTGGTTGGTTAACACCCCACACAAACTGTTTGAACGCTTTCAGGATATTATCACGTACTGTTCTTTTAATTAAGCAATGTGGTGAGGAAGCCTCGCAATCCAGTTTTTCATACCATTTATCTCCAAACTCTTTAACTACATAATAATTTAATGCAATGAAATATTCACCTACGGCTACCGCTCCTTTACATTGGGAAGAAAGTAAGAATATCAAGTTGGTTATTTGCCCACTAAACGACTGTAAATCGTTAGGCTCTGAAGGAGTAACACCATCAATATTGCCTACGCCTTCTGTTAGTAATGGATACAAACTAACTGCCATACAATATTGTTTTAATACTGGCGTAGATGCTTCATCATGTGTATAAATAATATGATTATCAAGATCTGTTTCGTATTGCTTTGCTACTTCTGGAAAGAGAATATTCAACTCATCTTTCATACGTTGACGTTGGATAATCCGATTAGTAGTTTTATATACTTCACCTTCCAAGTTAGCTACATTTTTCATAGTTACATTAGCATTCCCATCGGTTTCTGATGAAGAAGCTGCATTGTCCGTTGATTGACTATATTGATTCATATAATCAATACGTTCTTTGACAAAACGCGTACTTTTACGTTGTTCACGATATAGAATAAAAGTCTTGGCTATATCATAATATCCAAATTGCATTAATGCGCGTTCTACGTAATCTTGGATGGTTTCTACAGATACGGGAACATTAGTGTAGGTAAGGCTAATTGATTTATCAACCGATTCTACAATTGCTGGATCGTATTCAACTTGTTTGCTATCAAAGGCTTTTTTTATCGCATTTCCTATTTTTTCTAGGTCAAAATCTACAATTTGACCTGTTCTTTTTTGCACTTTCATAATTATTCAGTCTTTCTATATTTTTCAACAGCTTCATGGAATTGATGAGTATTGGCATATCCGCAACATTTTAGTTCTGGACAAAAACCTCGATAAACACATGTTGGCACACACTTACTAACAAGGACCGGATCTATTTTTTTTAGTTCTTGCAACATTGATGTCCATGCTTCTCTAGTTTCTTTTGAAGCACAATTACATAAACGTACTCGTGAGATAGCCATTATTTCTTGTGCATTTGCGGTCATATCCATTTCATTTAATTCTCCTTGCAAGTGCTCTCCTCTGGGAATTTGTGAACCGGTACGGTCTGGTCGTTGAGTATGAACAAACTTTTCACAGCCTATATGATGACGAGTAAAATGTACTGTTACCCATTGAGGTATTTGCTCCCATGTCCATTCATATTCTACCAAACGAATAGGAGAATGTTCTGCCAATAACATTTTTGCTTTCCATGAGTCTGAAGGTTCTTTTTTTAATGCTGACTTTCCTACGGTTCTGCGTGCTGCATTTAAAGCACGGTTCCAAGAAGTAACCGCATTTAGTCTAGTTACTTTAATCATATTTTCCTTTATGTTAAACTTGAAATAATAGATTCTACAGTCCGTATTAGACTGGATTCATCACTTGTAAATTTAAACCATTCTGTATGTCCGTTTTTGTAGAAAGGATGAGAAACCTTTAACTTGGCAAAACTGTTAAGTATATAATACTCACAATAGCCACACTTCTCCCAAACTTTTATAATTTTAATTGTTCGTTGATCAGTGTGGCTATTATAATACAGCTTACTAATACGATTTTTTACATCCTCGCTTGTTGCTCCAATTTTATATAATCCAGTTGCTTCGCATTTTAATAGGTACAGTTTTTTAGGAGCTGGGGTAGGACATGGTAAAGGCTTGAAAAAGCGCGATACCTTGTGCATGAATTTACTGTGTTAAAAGTCAATATAAAAGATCGTGTGTATCAATTGTGATGCGAAATTACTAATTATTTTCTTATTTACAAGATTATAGATATAAAAAAAGTATCTAATTTGATAATATGTATAAGTCAAATTAGATACTTTTTAAATCTTAAATGTATATAATATAATTCCTTATTTGCATTTGTATGAATACTATATGGAGGTCTTAAACCATACTTTTTATAATCCATTAAACATCTCCAGAACTTAGCCTTTTTGAAGAATATGTCATCTGAGGCATAGCTTATTGCTTCAATCAGTTCTGGAGATGGTGCATGAATTTTTAGGAAGTCAGATACTTCCATTAATAGCTTATATTCTATAGGAACTTCATGTTTCATCAGAAACCCGATCCGTGTCTGGTCGAAGTTTTTCAGGCTGTGTCCCTTTGGTCTTCCGGGCTTTTTTTTGCGGCGTTTTGGTTTCTTTCTGCTGTTCGGAAACGTTTTCATTATGTTCATTTTTTTGAGACGATGTTGACCGAGAGCTTAAACGTTGACTCTCAATATCAACGCTAACATTAATAATCTTCATAATTTAAATAATATATGTCATTAAAAATCCGATGTATTCTGAACATCCATTATTACAATAATCAACTACACAATTACGTTGTCCGCCTTGTATTGTACAATGCCAATTTCCACGTCCTTTATTATGGGAATAACCTATTTTATATTTAGGAGGATCAATGGTGTTTGGTAATGTAAATATGGTACCACTGTGATGGGTATGTAATTCTCCTTGAATGGACACTACTTTTCCAACTTGACGGACATACAGTTTTGTTGTAATACCACAGTTCTGAACATTGATTGCAATCCATCCACTATCTTTGGGATATTCTATAGTTCTAGCTATAACATCAATTCCACCAACGAATAGTTTTCCTGTTACATATACATCATTGTTGAGAACCAAGTTTCCAATGTTATTTTTGATATATAAATCTTTATTAGAGATATTGGAATACCCCATATAACCGATTTGTTCTGAATTTTTGTCTTCCCAATTTAAACAGGTTATCAATTGATTGTCTGTCTTAGGAAGAGAGGCATTCTTTAAACTTAGGAGCGAAGAATCCGCATGGGATATTTTTACTGGTCCATAAAAAATACTAGCTTTAGATTTTCCTATGATTTCTAGTATAACAGTATTTTTTCCATCACCAATTTGGGTGTCCCGATAATAGGAGTCTCCTTCATTGTACCCTAACATATTGATATTTATACTACCGGTATCAGCCGCAACGCCTGTATTATATATATGATTACTAGCTACAACAATATTTCCTGCCTTAATAGAATTTAAAGACATTGTGACTTTTAGCGTCATACCATTGGAGTCAAGCGAAGCCAATAAAGTATCTCCAATATAAAATTGAATAGCTCCGTCCTCTGTTATAGTTACTTTGTAAACAGGCTTTCCATTTAATTGGGATTGAATACTTAATGCTCCAGAGGCATTATAGGTGATGCTAGCTTTAGCTGTTCCTGATGTTAAATTAATCCCCTTTTGGGCTGTAAGGTCTTTATTTGCCGTTACTGTTCCATCAATAACAATATCCTTCTGTACAGTCTGAACTGAATTAGGGGAATCTATCATTAAAGCATATTTACCAAATAACGCTTCTTTAAGTCGAAGTGCTGTACCATCTGATGTAATACTGATAAATTGGGGTGGTGCTTCAGTTAGTACATCATTGGCTATTGGTACATTGGATGATACAGCACATCCGTATATATTTCGTCCAATTTTATCTCCGGAATCAGCATAAGACACACGTTCAACCGAGTTGTTCTCATACAAATACATAGGCCATTTAGAGACTCCAGATGTTCCTGCGCAATAACGTATTTTACCATTGATATAGACATATCCAGCACTAATACTTGTACCTGATACTTGACATCCGCTGATAATAAAGTTATCACACTCATCAAATATACTTGTAAAAGCTAATGCAAGATTCTGTAAATTCATAATATCATCAATGTAGGTGTAACGCCCACCTGTTTGTGAAGTAAACTCTTTCATTTAAGCGTATGTAACTTTAAATTTTTTTCCTGCAATACGATAACGATCTACATAATAAGTAATCATAGCTGTAAGTTCCTCTTGTGAGATTGTCTTGGTATTAATTGCAGGACAACTTACTACAAAACTTACATCACTTGTTGGCATCTTTTCATCTTTCCAACGCAATGGAGTGGTTGGGTGCCCGCTAACTTCGATTTCGCCTTCGTTATACAAAGGAAATTCGCATATATTTTTATTAGCATCTTCCCAATATATTGGTACTCCATTTATAGCACCATCTGAAATGACAATATGTTCAGAGGTGTCTAAAAAATACTTCCTAAATTTATGATTTAAAAAATATTCCATCATAATAACCTGGGAGGTCATTGCTGCTTCTATTCGTTTTTCGTCAGCCCATTCTTTCCATTTTACATTCAAAGAGTTTAACGGTTGTAAAATGGCCTGAAGAAATAATATCAGTTTTCGTCCTCCAAGATAATGAGGAACTAACTGATTTACCATACGGTCAGTATTAATACGATAACTTCTCATTCTGTTTCTAGTTTTATAACGATTGCTTCACGAAAAGTTGGAAGTTCACTTTCTGCATCTTGTTGTGTACTTTGTTTTGCATAACCGCTAGCCAAATAGCACTTCCGTTCAATTTTTGTTAATGGTCCGAGTTCATTATTGTCGTTATATTGAGCGATAAATATTCCTTGTTCTACACTAGCTTCTTGATCAACATGAACATCTGTAACATGCTCTACTTTTTGAATGGCATCTATAATTTTTTGTGAGTAGATAAGAGAATCAAACTTCATATTTACAATAAAGTCAATAAGTGCCGTATCAATATTATCGTAAAGTTCCTCTTTCGTAATAGCTCCATCATAATACACGGTAACTCTGGGAACAAGCACATCACCTCTACGACTAACTACATTACACTTAACACCTGCAAATTTAATCTGATTAAGATAGGCACGTGCTGCAATTAATTCCTCATCAGACAATTGGGACAAAGA